ATGCCCCCCGTCAGCAAGGGTGAGATCAATCGCTGCGGTGAGCGTCTCGCGGCGAACCATCGACTCATGCAGCAAGGTCAGTTCGCGGAGTACCTCAGCCGGATACATGACGAGGATTCGCAAGCTGCCTATCGCGTCGTCGACCATTTCCGCGCGGCGCACCAGAAGCCCCTCAGTGTCACCTCCGTCGGCTTGCGCCAGTTTGTGAACACGGCGCTCGGCCAGCCTCCTCTCGTATCGCAACGGCTCAAACGCCTACCACGCATCGTCAGGAAGCTCGCGAACATGCAGAACAGCAACCTCGCGCGTCTCGAGGACATCGGAGGGACTCGGGCGGTCGTACCCGCCCTCGAAGATCAGCAGAAGCTCTGCGACCACATCGAGCAACGATGGGGGCATCTAATCAAGAGGAGCCGCGATTACGTCGACCAGCCCAAGGCGACCGGGTACCGAGCACGCCACTACGTCGTCGAGCGATACGACCGTCGCATCGAGATCCAGGTTCGCACGCGTGCTCAGCAGACGTGGGCGAACGCCATCGAGCAGGCCGACTCGCGCTTCGATCTGACCTTGAAAGATGGAGTCGGGCCGCAGAGCATGCTGGACTACTTCTCAGCCGCGGGCGGTATGCTCTACCATGACGAAGCCGGTCTCGCCCGTCCAACAGAGCTGATTGACAGGTTCGAGGCCGCGACAGATGCTGTTATCGCAGACGGTTACTTCGTCCGACGGAGAAGGAGCTAAGCATGGCTACTGTGCATTTTCTTCTTGCCTACAGTCACAAAGAACAGCGACTGGTGATGCAGGAAGAGTTTAACGACTCGCGCCGCGCGACCAAGGCTTATGCTGCCGCGGAATCGAAGCTGTCGGCAGACTCGGACTACGAGGTTGTCCTGATCGGATCTGACAGCATCGAAACCATCATGAAGACACACGGACACTATTTCTCGAACGAGCGTGATGACGTTCTGTCCATGCTTGATTTCGCAAGGTAGGAATTCTTACATCCCGGCTTCTCGTACCAACGAGAGGCCGGGTTTTTCTATGGTCGGCGAGAGATTGGGGGCGCGACATGGATGACCCGTCTGACGTCACCCTGAGCACGGGGGTTCGTTGGGGCAGCGCCGCGGGAGCGATTGTGCTCTTAGCACTAGTCGTCTTCTACCTCTTGGTCCCGCGGTCTGCACAAATGGTTGCGCCTCAATGCGAGGGCGGTGCCGACTGCGCCGTATCGGTGACAGCCTCGGCGGAGCCGTTCGTGACAATCGCCCTGCTTGCGCTGGTTGCCCTCTTCGGTGTGATGGCCGTGACCGGCCTCCCTTTCTCCGTGATGCTCGGCAATGGCGCAGGGCTGAGCCCGGTGCCGTCGCAGACGAAGGTCGAGAAGGTGCGCGCTGCCCCCTCCGACGCCAAGCCCATCGAACCGAGTGAACCCAGCGGGGACGCAGGAACTCCCGGCCTGCCAGCGGCAACACTGAGGTCTCTGACATTGTGGAACGAGTTGCCGGCCGATATGCAGCAGCCGCTACTTGACTGGGTAGCGGAGGAACAGGGCATCACCGATCCCACCCAGGTGCAACTCAATATGACGGAGGTATCGCGCAAAAGCGGTCCTGGGAATCACGCTTACTACGTATCGGGGAAGACCGCTGACGGCGACAGCACCTGGACGGTGAAACTATCTCGCGGGGGTCAAGGTAAGCGTGAGGTTTCCGCAAATCACGCTCGCTGATCTTCATTCTTCCGCGGAGCGGGAGAGTAGCGCAGAGAGAACTTGGGCGACTGCTGGCCCCCGGTGTACTTCATCGGCGTAGCTGCGTTCGGTCGTCTTCGTCTCCTCGTGGCCGAGTTGATCGCGAGCAGCTTCGATCCCGAGTTCGTCGCGGACGACGGTCGCCACGGTCTTGCGGAAGCTGCGCGGCGTCACGCCCTCCCATGCGGTGCCCCTCAGGGCGTCGCGCCACGTCGTGCGGTAGTTGTTCGGGTGGCGGAACGTGCCGACGCTGGACGGAAAGACGAACTGCGAGAACGATCCGACCCGCCGCCGCAGGAGCATGTCCACTGTCTCGGGGGGTAGCTCGAGCTCGCGATACCCGGCGTCGCTCTTCGTCACCTCCTGAACGAACATCTTCCCGTCGCGGTCCTGCGCGATCGTGCCTCGGACGACGACCCGCTGCGCGACCAGGTCGAGCGCATCCCACCGGAGGGCGAACACTTCACCCGTGCGCATGCCCGAGCCGACGAACATGTTCGCGGTGTCGGCGAGGTCGCTTGCGCGCGCCCGGCGCGGCCGGCGGTCGGTCTCTTCCCGGGGCTCGGACCCGGCATCCCACTGCTCGAAGCGGTCGAGGATGCCATGCACTGCGGCGAGGTCGGGCGCGGCGGCGCGCGTCTTGCGCTTCGCCCGCTCGGGCGCCGGGACATCACTCATCGGGTTGGCGCGCACCGCGCCGTGCCGCGCGGCGAGGGTGAACATGCCGCTCAGCACGACGTGCGTCGTCTTCGCAGTACCCGGCCCGGATGAGCGGGAGAGCGCGACGAGGAACCGGTCGAGCCGCGGCACGCTGCACTCCTGCAAGCGAACGCTGCCGAGGCCCGGAGTGATGTGCTTCGTGATCGCGTTCTGATAGATCCGCACCGATCCCTCGGCGAGCCGGGTGCGCGAGGCGAGCCACCGCGTCGCGAGGTCGGCGACGGTCGTGTCGGCGGTGAGGTCGTCGCTCGCGGGTGCGAGGCGTTGCTTCAGGGCCTTGACCAGATTGCGCTCGGCCTCGGCGGGTGTCTTGCCTTGCCGGTCCATCGAGCGCGTGACGCCGTCGGAGTCGCGGTAGTAGGCGCGGGCCGTCGGCTTGCCCTTCACCGTCATGCGGCGAATACGTCCCCACGTCTCGAGCTCGAGAGGCGGCCGGGCCATCAGGCGACATCCTCTCGGTGGTCCCACATCCCCGCGCCCATCCGCGGGCGCACGTAGACGGTGTCGCCGAGGCGCTTGAGCAGAGCCTGAAAGGCGATCACGGTGCTGCGCATCACGTCAAGGTCGACGGCAATCGCGCCGGGATGACCGCCGTGTACCGCCTCAAGGTGGCGGTAGTCGTCGAGGTCGATAAGGCGCGTAGCGGCCCATTCCTCTGCACGGCGTTCCTGCTTCGCGTGCACCGGGCCGAAGTGTGTCGGAGTGTCACCGAACGCGGCGTGGCCGAGTTCGTGCGCGAGTACGGAACGGTGGTGGCGGGCGGACATGCCTCGGCGCAGACGGATGCGCCGAGCGCCGTGCTCGTAGAAACCGTCGCGGTCCGCGGGCATCCGGACGTACTCAATCGTCACGCCGACGGTCTCGGCGAAGTCGAGGAGGAGGCGGTCAACTGGGTTCGTCATAGGAAGGTTGCTCGTCGGTCGGTTCTAGGTCGGCGGGGCGGGCTACTGCCTGCAGCTCATCATCAGCGAGGGGTCCGACATTGCGGCCCCGGAATGGCGTCACGTTCGACGCCTCATTCGCGATGCGCTGGGCGCGACCCATGAGCTCTAGAGCGTCGATATCGAGCGCGCTCGCGATGGCGTAGACGTCGCGGATGTTGAGCGTCACGCGCTCGCCCGTGCGGGGGTTGCCCCCGTCAAGCCGGGTGGACATGTATTGAGATGACTCGCCGATCAGCCGTCCGAGGGCGCGAGACGAAAGATCCCGGCGGCCCATCTCGGCTTTGATCTCCGAGACGAGGGCGTCGGCGAGGCGCTGGGTGTAGTTATCCACAGGACGTAAGTATGTCGTCTGCATGATTTGTAGTCAATACGCATGATTAGGTTGACACCGCATGACTTGTCATTCATTCTCGATGCATGACAGATCACGCAGCAGTCGCACAGACAGCCGCCCAGCGGTTCGCGGGGGAGGTGCGAGCCGAGATGGCGCGCCAGAAGCGCACGGCGGGGGAGATGGCGCGAGCGCTCGGGATCACCGCGCACACGGCGGGGCGTCGCCTTAGCGGAGCGGTCCCCTTCAACATCAGCGACGTGGCCGCTGTCGGCGAGTGGCTCGGCGTGGACGTCACGGATCTCATGCGCCGCGCCGAGGCGAAGACGCAGGCGGTCGCGTCGTGAGCGTCGAGAACGAGCGAAAGGGCCCGGTGCTGACCACCCGGGCCGCGGCCACCTACTGCGGCCTAGCGCACCAGACCTTCCGCAATTTGCTGGCGCAGGGAGAGGGTCCGCAGGCGTTCAAGCAGGGGCGGTTGAACGCGTTTTACCCGGTCGATCTCGATGCGTGGCTGGCCTCGCGTCTCACGCTGGCGGCGTCATGATCCGCTTCATGCTCGCGGCGTGCATCGTCATCGTCGCCGCACTGCTGGCCCCCGTCGCGGTCGCGGACACAGTGATCAATTCGGCTGACCTCATAGTCGCCTCGTCGCCGTTGACGCTCCTCTGCATCCTCTGGCCGCCGCTGAACCGGCGTCGCGGCCCGCGGCAGCCGTGGTTTGTCGACATCTCCGAGACGCACCCGGAAGCGCTCGGCTCACTCGACCACGAACGCATCGGCGCACCGCCGACCGCCTGACCTCCTCCCGATCCTGACCGAAGGGCACATCATGACGGATCACACTCAGACCCTCCCGACCACCGAGCAGCCCGTCGCCCTCGTCGTCGAGCTCTCCCTCGAACAGACCGACGTCACGGTCGACACCTCCACGATCGACGGGCATCGCGTCGTAGTCATCGAGCAGAGCGACGGGGACCGCATCCTCACAGCTACCGAGGCGCTCGCTCTGACCCGAGCGATCCTCTCCCGCCTCGCCTACATCGGGTTTCCTCCCGACTCGCTCGGCGAGGTGCGCGCCGCATGACCGCCACGTTCCGGTGCCCCCGCGGCACCACCGCTACTCGTCGCGCCGATGACTCCGACGCGCAGGCCGAAGCGTTCGACGCGATCGTGCGCCTGCACTTCGCCGAAGACGTCGTCGCCGAGCACGCCGACCTCGACGTCATCACCGACCACCCGACACCCGAACATCAGCCCGTCCGCGCGTCGGGCGTCTCCCGAGAGCTGGACATCACATGGACATGATCGAACTGCCGAAGGGCGTCATCGCCGTCGCAGACGGAGCCCCCGAAGAGGAATGGCTCGAGGGCCGAGAGGCTGGCCCCACCGCCTCCCGCATCTGGGCCATCGCCCGCGGATCGCGCAAGCGCTGGCGCAGCATCCTCGACGAGATGCTAAACGGCTCGACGTTCCGCGGCAACGCCTTCACCGAGCGCGGACACCAGGCCGAGGCGGAGATCCTCGCCGAGATCCTCAAGCTCGAGCACGTCGAGACGGCCGCACTGTCGAGCGCCCTCATCGCGAACGTCGACGAGCTGCGCCACCTCGCGACCCCCGACGGATTCGGTCGCGGATCGTTCGGCCCGTTCGGCCTCGAACTGAAGTGGCACGACGCGAAGTGGATCGCCGACCGAGACGCCCGCATCCCCGCCGACCACCTCGCGCAATGCGACTTCGGGATGCACGTCACCGGCCTCGACCTCTGGCTCTACGCCTACGCGATCGAGGGCGTGCCCGGCATCTTCCATCAGTGGATCACCCGGGACCAGGACCGAATCGACTTCCTCGTGCGCCAGGCCGACGACTTCATCGCCTGGCGCGCCGCCGGGGCCCCCGAGATCGACGACCTCCCCGACGACGTCGACGAGGATCTCGCCACCTACGCCGAGGGCATGCGGCTCGAGACCGTCGGCAAGAAGATGAAAGAGGGCGCCCGACCCGGAATCGAGTCGTGGGCGCGCGGCCACGCCGCTGCAGGCGACCCGCTGCGCAAGTCGGGTTCGCGCGCCGGCGTCTTCTACGAGCCGAAGCCCGACACGACCGAGCTCGACGAGGAGGCGTGGCAGGCCGCCGAGCCTGAGACTCACGCCGAGTGGCGCGAGACCGTCGCCCGCGCCGACGCGCAGCGCGCGGCCGCCGCCAAGCTCTACACGAAGCCGAAGCCCGTCGCCGCGACGTTCCGCGTCACCCCGAACGGGGTCGCAGCGTGACCGCCACGATCGAGGACTTCGCGAACACGGTCGCCGAGTACGAAGCCCTCGCCATCAAGTCGGGGGAGTGGGACGGCATCGACGCCTCAGAATTCTCCGACGACGGCGTCGTCTGGTCGCAGGTCTGGCCCGCTGGATCGGCCCCCGCGTTCGCGCGCGCAACCGTGTACCGCAAGGGCGTGCGCGCTCCGCAGGTCGCCGTCATCGCCTGGGCCGAGTCGCTGCCCGCAGCGGAGGAATGGCGAGTGCTCTGGGAGCGCAAGCCGATGACGCTGTTCGGCTCGGCAGCCAAGCGCGCAGCCATCCGCCACGCGTTCCGCGACCTCGTCGGCGACCGCCGCGACGAGGACGAGTTCGACCCCGCAGCACCCGCCGCCCCGGCAGCCGCCACCGTGACGCGCGACTGGGCGTCCGAGCTCGAGACAGCGGCATCCGCCGACGCGATCGACGCGACGTGGCGCGAAGCCCGCGCCGCCCACGCCCGCACAGCGCAGCTCGAGGTCATCTACCTCCGCCGCCGCGATGAGCTCCGCTCGCAGGCGTGGGAGCCGACGCAGGTCACCAACACGCACGCGATCGAGACCCCGCGCGAACCGGACGAGTCGAGCGCTCCTGAGCGCCCCGCCCCGCAGGACTACCTCCCGCCCGCCGACGGCAACCGTGCCGCCCGCCGGGCCCGCAAGAAGGGCGCGCGCCGTGGCCGATGACGCAGACCCCACGACCGGGCAGGTCGTCGCCATCCCCGAGGGGTTCGACACCGTTCCCTTGAACATCGCCGTCCTCGACGAGCACTGGCTCATCCAGTGGACGCCGACCCTCCCGCAGATCATCGGCGCTTTGTCGATGGCCCGAGCAAAGAACCTCATGGCTCCGGCGGCGCTGGACGGGTTCCGACGCAAGCTGCGCACGGCCGAGCGAGAGAAGAACCTCGCCGTCGGTCTCGCCGTGCACCGGCTTCGCGAGGAGTTCGGCAATCGCCCCACGATGACCGAGCTCCGCGACCTCGCGTACGCGCTCGACGATCGCGTCATCGCGGCCGCCGAAGCCTACGACAGTGCGTGGCTCGAGTACGAGTACGCGAAGGACTTCGCCGACGCCGTCGCCACCGACGTGACGCTGCTGCAGTCGATCGCCAAGAAGATGAAAGAGGAACAGCCTTGAGCCCGTCCGACCCGATGGCGGAGGCGCGTCCCGTCGTCCGCGAACGATCACGCGAGGCATGCGAGCGATGCGGAATGGCCCGCGCGACCGACATGCACCACCGCAAGCTGCGCCGCCACGGCGACCACGCACCCGCGAACCTCGTGCACCTCTGCCGCGCCTGCCACAACGCCGTGCACGCCGACCCGAAGGCCGCCCACGCCGCCGGGTTCATCGTGTGGCGTCACGAAGACCCGCGCGAGATCGCCATCGAGCACGGCCTCCTCGGACGCGTGAAGCTCGACGACACCGGCCGATACGGACTTGCAGCATGAGCGCCGGGGAACTCCGAGCCCTCGACCTCTTCGCGGGCACCGGCTGGGGTGTCGCGCTGCAGGCCCGCGGCATCCGCGAGGGCGGCGTCGAGATCATGCCTGAGGCGCAGGCGTCGCGCGCGGCCGCCGGGATGGAGACCACCTACTCGGACGTGTGGGACGGCCTGCTCGGCGACAATCCGCATCGGTTCTGGCACGCGCTGCAGATCGCCTCGCCGCCGTGTCAGTCGTTCAGCCTCGCGGGGAAGGGCGCGGGGCGAGCGGCCCTTGACGACGTGCTCCGCGCGATCGACGAGGGTGCGTACCGGCGCCCCGAGCGTCTCCGCGCTCTCGGTGCAGACACCGACGACCGCACCGCTCTCGTGCTCACCCCGCTCGCGCACGTCTTCCGCGACCGCCCGCTCTGGGTGACGTGGGAGCAGGTGCCCCCGGTGCTCCCAGTCTGGGAGGCGTGCGCTGAGGTGCTGCGCGGCATGGGCTACTCGGTGTGGGTGGGCATCATCCGCGCGGAGCAGTACGGCGTGCCGCAGACCCGCCGCCGTGCCGTTCTCATCGCGCGCGCGGATGGGATCGACGCGGCGCCACCCGAGCCGACGCACTCGCGCTATTACGAGACGGAACCCGAGCGGCTCGACATGGGTGTCCTGCCGTGGGTGAGCATGGCGGACGCGATCGGCTGGGGAATGGCGCAGCGTCCCGCCCCCACGATCACGGGAGGCGGGACGGAGACGGGCGGGGCCGAACCGATCGCGAAGCTCGCGCGGTACACCTCTCGTGATGACTGGACGGCTCGAACAGGTGCGATGCCGATCTGCACACCCGAGCGCCTCGCAGAGTTGGCGAGGTGGCGCTGGTGGGATCGGCCTGCGACGACAATCGCAGGAGATCCGCGCATTACCGCTCGAGAGCATCACTTCCACGGCGAGCAGTCGAAGACGTCACTGCGACTCGAGCCGGTGGAGGCTGCTCGCCTGCAGAGCTTCCCGGATGCGTTCCCGTTCGCTGGGCGCCGAGGTAAGCAGTTCCTGCAGATCGGCAACGCGGTCCCCCCGCTCATGGCGGGCGCCATCGTCGACGAACTCCTCGCCCCGGCCGCGCTACGCGCTCTGCCCGCGGAGGTGGCGGCGTGAGCGTCATCATCACACAGGCTTTCGCCGAGTGGCGTGACTGCCGGGCATCGTTCAACGACCTCCTTTACGCCGCGTACGAGCGCGCCGAGGCTGAGACGAACGGCGCGCTCCTGAATGCCGACGGCCGCGCGCAGGGCGTCGACGCGCTCTCGCTGTTCATGGGCAGCGAGATCCGCGCGCACCGGTACGCGTCGCCTGAGTTGCTCGATCACTGGGAGCGGTACCCCCGGGTGACGTTCGAGTCGTTCGAGCGGCAATGGCTGGCGGGCGCAGCATGAGCGACGGATGCCGCCTCGGCTGCTGCACACCCGAGGTCACCACACTCCCGGAAGGTGGGTGGAAGAGCACGGAGAAGGGCTGGGCGATCGACGAACGCCGCGCCGAGCACCTCCGCCGCGAGTGGGCGGCGACGTCCGCCCGCATCGACAAGGCCCAGTCCGACTATCCGAAGTGCCCGTGTGGGCAGCGTGTCACCGCGCTCGACAAGCACGGGCTGTGCTCGAAGGCCGACGTAGAACACCGGCGCCGTCGCGGCGACTTCTCTGCTTCCAAGGCGAAAGCGAGGACGTCATGACGGCGGCGCGCGACGACTTACTCCTCTTCGTTCAGGTATTCAGCGATCTGTGCGCGGAGTTGCTCGACGCACTGTTCGCTCCCGCGCGGGTCGGGGCGGCGGTCGCCTTCGAGGAAGGCCATAGCGAAGGGCAGTCCAGCACCCACGACGAGGTACATGTCCATCTCCACGCCGTCCACGTACGCGGGAAGGCGCGTAGCCTCTGTGCGGCCCACAGCAAAGGGCCTCATAACTCCGCCGCCTACCGCCGCCTCGGATCGGTAGTGCAGAGACTCGCGGGCCACGAGGGCAAGCCCCGAGAGCTCCTGCGCGACCATGTCGCTGACGTCGAAGCTGATAGAGCCGTAATAGATGCGTCGCATCCCGCGAGCGTATCGGCGGGTTCGCTGTGAATGCCACCGCCAGACGCGATACATGCACCCTTTACGCCGTCTACTGGCGCGCCGAGGGCGTCCTCAAGGTGGGCCGCTGCCGAAGCTCATCCCGTTACCGCGAGCTGTGCGCCACGGGCGGCGAGGTCGTGTTCCTCATGCGAGACGTCTCGACCCGATGGGAGCTGTGCGCGCTCGCGCAGCTCGACGAGCACTTCCCGTCGGCTTTCGAGCGCGCCGCCGATTCCGAGCACGTCCTCCCGCGCGGCCGGGGCTTTACGGAGTGCTTCACGGTCGCACCCGCGGATCTTGCGGACGCGATCGGCCAGATCTACGAGGGGATCGCCCGCTATGGCGATGACAAGACGACGAACGGTGACGCCCGAGGGGTACTCGCGGGAGGAGCTGCTGAGCCTGCCGCCGGCGGTGCGACTGACGGAGATCTCGCTGCGCCTATACGCGGACGATCACGGGCGGGAGAAGGTGAATCAGCGCCTCATGCTGGCGAACTTCTATCCGCTCGACGAGGAGATGACCGAGCGGACGATCGACGAGCACCTGCTGTCGCTGGACGATGCCGGATGCCTCGTGCTCTTCGACGTGGACGGGTCGACGTTCTTCGCGCTGACGGACTGGCCGACGGTCGACCGAGCGAAGCCGTCCCGGTTCCCGGCGCCGCCCCTCGCGAACGATTCGCGAATGCCTCGCGATCTATTCGTGGCGAGGGAGAGGGAGAGCGAGAGAGAGGGAGAGAGGGGGAGCGAGAGCAAGAGCGGTCCTGCACGATCCCCTCGCGACACGACCTCGCCGCCCTCGCCCTTCTGCCACGCCCACCGCTCCACCGGGGGAACAGACGAACCGTGCAGGGGATGCGGCAGAGCACGACTACAGCGCAAGGTCTGGGACGACGAACAGATCGCCGCCCGGCAGCGACCCGAGGAGGCGCACGACGATGACGAACCGTTCTGAGTACCTGATCCCCGTGACGATCCATCTCGACGCGGCGACGTTCCGGATGCTCGAGGCGACCGCGAAACGGGCGACACAGGCGTCGAGCCGCCGGGTGACCGTGCCCGACCTCATTGAGAGCCGGCTCGGCGCCACCGCGAAGGGCGACCCGGCCCGAGCCGTCATGCCAGAGCGCACCGCGGCCGAGTATCAGTCGCGCCGGCCGCTGACGCAGGAACAGCAGAACACCATCCGACGCATGTTGGCCGACGGGCGCACGGGCCCCGAGATCGCGGTCGTCGTCGGATGCCACCTCAAGACCGTGAGCTATTACCGGCGGAACCTCCGCCAGAAGGAATCGAAGTGACCGGAGAGACCGTCATCACCGTCGTCGGCAATCTGACCGCCGACCCCGAGCTGCGCTACACACAGAACGGCCTCCCGGTCGCGAACTTCACGATCGCGTCGACGCCGCGCACGTTCGACCGCCAGGCGAACGAGTGGAAGGACGGCGAGCCGCTGTTCCTTCGCGCGTCGGTCTGGCGCGACTTCGCGGAGCATGTCACCGGGTCGCTGTCGAAGGGTGCCCGCGTCGTCGCGACCGGCCGTCTGAAGCAACGCAGCTACCAGGACCGAGAGGGCAACAACCGCACCTCGATCGAGCTCGAGATCGACGAGATCGGCCCCTCGCTCCGCTATGCGAAGGCGCAGGTGACTCGCGCCGCGGCCGCGGGCGGGACGCGTCAGGCGCAGCAGCCGGCGGCCGAGCAGTGGGCGACGCCGTCGTCGAACGAGCAGGCGTGGACCGCTGGGGGGAGCTATGGCGATGACACTCCGTTCTGAGGGCTGCATCCGCGGGTGCACGCTCCCCGATGTGCACTTCGCTCAGTGCCCGTGGTTCATGGTCGAGGAGGACTCGGAGCGCGCCAAGGAGCTGCTCAAGCAGGGTGTGCGCCCGTGCGGCGGCTGCGCGCCTCGCGTCGCTCGAGAGGGCGTCATGCTGTGCGAGGGCTGCTACCGCCGGCTGCGCCGCCTGCTCGGCGACACGGCCGACCTGATCGCCCACCTCCGATCACAGGCTGACCCGCTCAAGGCGGCCGTGTATGACCGCGTCATGGTGTCGTCGTCGCGTCCCGAACTGCCGGCCCCTGTGCCCGCGGACCTCATCGACGCGTCGCAGGATCTCATGCGGATGCTGCGCGACTGGGCCGTTGTCGTCGACGAGGGTCTCGCCGGGCGCCGCGGCCTCGCCGCCGGCGTCGAGACGGCCGAAGCATTCGACGACGCCGATCTCTGCCTGCAGGCGATCCTCGCCGACTTCGACACACTCGCGAACCGGGTCGAGATCCGTGACCTCTCCGACGCCGTCGTGCACCGTCACGTCGGCGACCCCGAGTGGTGGTCGGTCGTCGACGCGCTCTCGAAATGGCCGCTCGACGATCAGCCCCGCTGGGCGAAGAACCCGTGCCCTGAGTGCGACTGCAAGACGGTGCGCGTGCGCCCGCCTCGCCGGAAGGGTGACACGGCTTCCTACCGGTGCACGACGTGCGAGTGGGAGTCCGACGATCGCGCCGACGACGGGTTCTGGGCGGAGGCGTTCGCCGAGCTGATCCCGGATGCCGACGCGCCGGGCGGGGTTGTGCGCGCCCCTGCCGAGCCGACTGCACACGTCGCGCCTGTGCCGCCCGCGGTGCGCCCCGTCATCGTTCGGAAGCCGCTCCCGCCGCTCGCGCCTCAGCTCCCGCCCTCGGCGGTGTGCCCGGAGTGCTTCACGCAGCGCGCGGTGAACGGGGGCTGCGTATGCGGTGGCTGACACAGGCGCAGGCCGCCAAGCGCGCTGGCGTTTCGGATCGCACGATTCGCCGCTGGGTCGCCGCGGGGGAGCTGCAGGAGCGCTACGGTCTCCACAGCGAGGACGAGGTCATCAATACCGAGAAGCGGATGCGTGCACGTCGCGGACGTCGTAGGCCCAAACCGGTATGAGGGGGCATTGACGTCGATCCGGCGCCCTAGTCATGCGCCGTGGCTCCAAGTAGCTTCGAGGTCATGACGGGCGAGATCGAGCGATACATCGGCTACGGTGCGGGGCTAGCAGGGTCTCTACTGGGTGCAGGGGCGGGCGCTTTGGTTGGCGATCCCGCTGCGGGGGCGATTTGGGGCGCGGCGCTCGGCCCGTCGGTTGAGAGTGCCCTCGCTGAGACAACGCACCGAGCCGTCTCCGCACATCGTCGCAGGCGAGTCGGAGCAGTGGTGATTCTCGCCCGCGATTCTCTGATTGCACAGTTAGGTAAGGGTGAGACATTGCGCGGTGATGACTTCATCCGTGCGAGCCTTGACGGACGCTCACCTCTTGACGAAGTTGTCGAGCACGTTATACATGCGGCGGAAGAGTCATACGAAGAGAAAAAGCTGCCGCACATCGCGGCTGTGCTCGCGAACACCTCTTTGTCGCCGTCCATCGACGCGGCAACAGCGCACTGGGTACTCAATCAGGTGCGGAAGATGACTTGGCCGAAGCTAGTTGCAATCGCGCTGTTGGGCGACTCTGATCCCGAATCAGGGCAGTCCAATCTCGAGTCCGTACCCCTGCCTCCCGTGGAGACGTCGGGCGCTGAGACCTACGAGCATTGGAATGCTAGGAACGTGTTCTACGAGCTCTACTATTCCGACTCGATGACTGGCAACCGCCTCGATTCGAGCGTCGTCAGATCGCCGCGGGTCAATGACTTCGGGCTTACCCCTGGCGGGAATTTGATCTATCAACTTGCAGATCTGCACCTGGTGAGCCTGGCGGACAAGCAGGCGCTTGTCAGCGCGCTCGGCCCCGCCAGTGAGACCCAGACTCAAGGCGGAACGAACTCGTAGTGGCGCCATGCCGTAGCGTGCTGCGGAGGACGTGGACGAGGAGCCCAATGAATCTAGTGACCATTAACGGCGTTCGAATTGAGATCGAAGACGATCGAAAGGCCGCGCACGTTCGTCAGGCGCTGGTCGATCTCGTCATCGAGGGGGTGCGGTTCTCGGTGAGCAGTGAACACGCACTCGCGGATGGCTCGGTGCAACGCGTTACGACGGTTGTTGGGCCGGGTTGTGACCTGCTCATCACGGAGAATGCGGAGGCTGCGACGCGTGAGGAGAACCACGACTGGGCATACGCGATGATCGCGTGGGCTCGGGAGGCCAGAGAGTTTCGCGTTATCGAGGAACACGACATCGAGGCAGCGATGGAAGCGGTGGTCGAGTTGGAGGCAATCCGAGAGGGTGAGCGCGACGAGGTGTGAGCGTGTCCAGCATGTCCGCTCCTCGTGCTAGGCTGTGCCCTGCACGAGAACTATGACTGAAGCCCTGCCGATTCGGCGGGGCTTTCGTCGTTCTCGGGGCGTCGTGCCGGCGAGACCTCGTCGTCGGGTCGGATGCGCGGTTCGGTGCTGTGCGCCACCGGTTGTCGGCCCCCCTCTTTAATCTTCCCGGCCAGTGCCCGGCTGGGAAGCTCGTCGCACTCGTTCACGACGCTCGCAATTCCAGCAGACGGCGCCCGGCCACCGACGATCGGTGGAGTCGAGGTGCGCTGATCCTCTTGCCTCGGGAGCGCTCGCGGAGCGTGTGAGACGCAGACATGAAAGGGCAGGGCACCCGGTTGCGCCATGCGCCTGGGTGCCCTGTCGCTAACGCCAGGCTCTCGCTCAACCCGGAATGTTGCGCGGATCGTTGCCGGGAGCGATCGTGTCCTTCGCTCGGATAGCTCCGTCGCGGCCGTGGATATTCAGCTCTCCACCGCCGGCATTGCCGACGATGTCTCGCCCGCGGCTGATGGCCTCAGCCTGAGTGTCGTGATGCGAGGATGCGCGCTGCGCGTCGGGCTTCACGACGTCCCAGCCGCCGTTCGGGTTCGGCACGACGTGCCGGTCATTGCTGTTCGTCATGTTTTTCACCTCCTCCCTTGGTTTCGTGGTCACAGGAAACCAGGGGGATGCGACATCGCGCTACCGACGACACGCCGACACCCGACGCCGTATCGAGACGTACCGCCGGCGGAGGTGCTAAACGATGGCCGCTGGCATCCCGGGACGCTCTACGGCCGCGCATCGCGCGAACCGCGCCGCGCTCAAGAAGCTGACGGCCGAGCACAACCTGCCCTGCGCGATCTGCGGCCAGGCGATCGACACGACGCTGCACTACCGAGACCCGCAGGCATTCGAGTACGACCACATCAAGTCGACGAAGACCTATCCCGAGCTGGCCGACGATCCGACGAACGGGCAGCCGAGCCATCGCCTGTGCAACGAGAACAAGGGCAGCGGAGACGCGCGCCCCGGCCTCGGCGATCCGTCCGAGGTCTGGTAACCGAGTGAGGAGACACGAGATGTCCGAGAGCACGAAGCAGACCGCCACCGCCGACCAGGCCCCCGCCGCGTCGACGCCGGCTCCGAAGACCGCCACGGCCCGTCAGGCGCCGGACCCGGGCGCCGAGCGTCCCGAGGGTGCTCCCGAGCCCGAGCCGGCGCACACCGTCGCCAAGGGCGAGACGCTCGAGAAGATCGCCGAGAAGCTGAAGACCACGCCGGGCGAGCTGCAGCGGGTGAACGCGATCAAGCGTCCCGAGCTGATCTGGCCCGGCATGGAACTGCGCCTGCACTGAGCGGTCAGCGACCGGAGTTCACGAAGTCGTACCAGTCCTGCGCATAGTCGTCGAGCTCTTGAGAGAGCTCGCTCAGCAGTCCCCTCACGAGTCCCTCGAGGTCGTCATGCGAGAGGATGCCGAACAGCAATCCGTCGCCACTGATTCCGATCGCGAGTTCCTGGTTCGGGAGTGCGCCGATACCGCTTTTCTTCGACTGCTGAAGACGTGCGGTTGCTGTCCACGTCTCCTCGTCGATGTTGGCATCGTCTAGATGCTCGATCGCATTGCGTAGTTGCTTGAGGTGCTTGAGCGGTTCCGGCAGCTTGCGGCGCCGGGCGCGGTACAGCTTTCGTATCCAGGCTTCTAGGTTGGACGCACTGAGAATGAGCAGGCAGTCGGTGCTCCATACCTCGCGGATGGCGCGGTGCAGCATGGCGAGGTCCACGGCATCCCCTTCCATGCGGTCGTACGTCCGGCTCATCCAGCGATAGTCACTCCGTCTCTTCCTCGATAGCTCGAGCATTTCGAATGTCGCATCGGCCCAGCTCCGGGCCAGCATCAGAGGAATGTCGTCTCCGTCGGAGTCGAAGGTCTGCAGCGTGTCGGGCATGGCGCTCAGCGTACTGACGCGTCATTCCCCCTCCCAGGGGTAGGGGGGTCAGATCTCTAGCGATAGGGGCTCCGAAGTCCACCGGGTTTGATCTGTCCCCCTCCGCCCGGCCCTGTCCCACTGTCCCACCGCTCGGAGGTGGCCCCATGCCTCTGAACGATGAGGAGCGCCGCAAGCGTGAGCGCGAGCGAAAGGCCCGACAGCGCGCTCAAAAGCGCGCCGCGCCGAAGCTCGAGGCGCTCCCGCAGATCGGGCCTGGAAGTGGGACACCGGGTGGGACACAAGGTGGGACACCCGACGGGACAGACTCCGAGTCCGAGCACCCCGACCTGACCATCGTGTCGGCAGCCCGCGAGGTCATCGCCGCTCTCGAGTTGCCTGCCTCGGCGCGCTGGCGCATCCCCCTCGTGCTCCGCCTGGCCCTCGACCTCGATTCGCCCGGCGCCGTGCCGCAGCGGGCGAGTCTCGCTGACCGGTACTCCGTTCAGCTCGAGGCCCTCGTCGCAGCCGCGAAGCCGCGCGAGCGCGATGCCCTCGATGATCTCCGGTTCAAGTTCTACACGGGGAGCGTGGATGACATCGACGACGACCCGGAAGCGACGCGGCCCCGCCAAGCCCGACGGAAGGCGTAGCGCGCGGCCACGGCGTGTCTTCGGGCACACCGTGCCGCGCGTCTACACCCCGCCGCGCCGCAAGCTCACCCCGCAGACGAGCGCCGGCTACGCCGCGATTCACTTCGCGATGTTCCTGCACCTCGAGCTTGCCGGCACCCGGCACGCGGAGCTCGCTCCGAAGCTCAACCCCTGGCAGCGGTGGTTCCTCGTCCATGCGCTCGAGCTGAACCCCGATGGCTCCTACCGTTTCAAGACGGTGCTGCTGTGGGTCGCGCGCCAGAACGGCAAGACGTTCATCGCGGCGCTGCTGATCCTGTTCCGCATGTTCGTCGACGGCGACGCTCAGATCATCGGCGTTGCGCAGAAGCTCGCGACCGCCAAGAAGACGTGGGAGCACGCGCAGTCGATCATCGACGCCGTCCCGCGGCTGAAGGCCGAGCGCGGCAAAGAGAACAACATCAACGGCGAGCTGTGGTTCGAGCTCACCGGCGGTCAGCGGTACTGGGTCGACTCGGCCGATAACGGAGGCCGTGGGCTCACGTTCGATCTCGTGTTCGTCGACGAGATCCTGAAGCACAAGACGTTCAAGGCGTGGTCGGCGCTGTCGAAGACCACCGCCGCCCGCCGCCGCTCGCAGCTCCTCGCCGCCTCCAACACCGGCGACATGGAAGCGATCGTGCAACGGCACCTGCACAAGATGGCGATAGACGCGATCGAGGCGGGCGACGTCGACACGACGATCGGGCTGTTCTGGTGGTCGCCGCCGCCGGGGATGCCGCTCGACGGTCCCGAGGCGTGGGCGTACTCCAACCCCTCGATGAACTACAACCTCCCGCAAGAGAACCTCTACGCGTACTGGGCGTCGGACCCCGCGCCCGTGTTCGCGTCCGAGGTCGGGAACGTCTTCGTCGACTCATCGACAGGTGGTCCCTTCCAGCCCGGCCGATGGATGGCCGGGTTCGACCGACTGTCGAAGCGCCGTGACGGTGCCGACCTGTATCTGTGCGTCGAGGTGTCCCACGATCGCTCGTGGGCGCACATCGCGTTCGCGGCATACCGCGACGACGGGAACGTGCACGTCGGCATCATGGCGAGCCGCCCCGGCACCGACTGGCTCGTGCCCTGGCTTATCTCCGATGAGCGCACGTTCACCCCCGCGGCCGTGACCTTCCAAACCCGCGGCGCCGCGGTGTCGTCCCTCGTCCGCGAGTTCGAGGACGCGGGTATCGAGGTAACCGAGTGGGGCGGCCCAGACCTCGGCCGCGCGACCGGTCTGATCCTGGACGGCGTCAACCTCGGCCGGATATTTCACCGTTCGCAGCCCGTGCTCGACGTGCCCGCCGGCAACGCCGTGATGAAAGCCCTCGGCGGTGGATACGTCATCGACGCGAGGAATTCGCCCGGTGACGCCTCCCCGCTGTGGGCCGTGGCCGGCGCTTACTGGCTGCTGAAGAACCCGCCCGAAGACGCCGTGCCCGGCATCCGCACCATCCCGAGGAGGCCCCGTGGCTAGCTTCACCCAACGCGTCGCGAGCGCGTTCCGCTCGCTCGTGACGCGCGCGTCGACGCGGCTGCCGTCGTTGCGCGGCAGTGGCACCTCGGCGGGTGTGCACGTCACGCCCGAGCAGTCGCTGCAGGTGATGGCCGTGCTCACGTCGGTTCGCCTCGTGAGCGAGGCCATCGCCTCGCTGCCGGTGTCGGTCATCGTCCGCCGGGGGCGCGACCGCATCCGACCCGCGGCGAAGTACGACGAGCTCGTGCGGCTGCTGACGGTGCGACCGAACAGCGACATGGATGCCGCCGAATTCTGGCGCGTCGTCGTGACGTGGATGCTCATCCGCGGGAACGCGTACGTCTACGTCAGCCGCAACGGCGCTGGCGAGATCGTCGGGCTCTGGCCCGTGCCGCCGACCGACGTCAAGATCCTGCGCAACAAGACCACCGGCGAGCTGTTCTACAAGCTCAGCCACGACATGTCCGAGACGTGGCTGCCGGTGCAGCCCGGATATGTCGCGGCCCCGTTCGAGATGCTGCATTACCGGTGGTTCGGCACCGGACCCGAGGGGCTGTCGCCGATCGGCGTCGCGCGACAGCAGGTCGGAATCTCTGTCGCCGCGACGTCGTACATCGGCGGGTTCTTCGAGCGCGACGCGACCCCCGAGACCGTGCTCACCCTCGAGAAGAACCTCACCGACGCGCAGTACAACCGCCTCGTGCAGCAGCTCGAGGATCGGCACCAGGGCGTCGGCAACTCGCACCAGATGGCGATCTTCGAGGGTGGCGCCAAGATCGAGCGCGTCTCACTCTCGCCCGCCGACGCGCAGTTCCTCGCGATCTACAAGCTGACCGAGGGCAAGATCGCGTCGATGTACGGCGTTCCGCCGCACAAGATCGGCGACCTCGACCGGGCGACGTTCTCCAACGTCGAGCACCTCGGCATCGAGTTCGTGCAGGACGCGCTCCTGCCGCCGATTACCCGGCTCGAGAAGGTCACGCAGCAACTGTTCGACGACCCCGAGATGCGTCTGAAGTTCAACCCCAAGGGGCGCATGCGCGGCGACACTGCAGCGCAGACCGCGGCATACGCAGCCGGCCGACAGTGGGGCTACCTCTCCGCGAACGACATTCGAGCCGACGAGGACGACGCGCCCATCGAGGGCGGCGACGTCTACCTCGAGCCGGTCAACATGATTCCCGCCGGCTCCGCACCCGTGCAGCGCTCGAGCGGTGTGACGGTCGACGTCCCGCAGCTCCTGCCGCCATCGTTCCGGGCGCTGACACCGAGGCGTCGCGCGGCCGCGGACGACGCGCCCGCGTGGGTCACCCGCGTCGACGCCGTGCTCGCCGAGTACGTCCGCGACCTCCGAGACCAGCTCGTCGCCATTCCCAGCGACGACGAGCGCACGGTGTGGGATGAGCTGCTCACCGAGTCGCTCGTCCCGACGCTCACCGGCGTCGTAACCGAGTTCGGCACCCGCCAGGCGGAGACGCGCGGCGAAGTGTTCCGCGCGGAGGCGACGACGAACTGGGTCGCTGCGGTCGCGGCATCCGAGGCGCGCGCGTTCAACTCGCGATCGTTCCTCGTCATCGCCGCCGGCGGCGACGAACGAGGTGCGCTCATCCGGGCGTTCGACGACGTGCTCGCGAGCACCGCGGCATCCGCCGCGCTCATCGTCAACCGATCGGGATCGTTCGGCCGATACGAGGGCGCCGCGCAGACCGGCGCCGAGTCGAAGCGATGGATCGCAGCGACTGAGGCGGAGTGCGATCACGAGTCGATGCAGGGCGAAACCGTCGCCATCGGCGAGCCGTTCTCCAACGGCACCATGTGGCCCGGCGATCGAGCTGCGGGCGCTACCGAGGCTGTGGTGCCCTGCCGCTGCGGCCTGGACTTCGACTACTAGGAGGCGAGATGCCAGATCCGCAACTGCGCACGTTCGAGCGGCGCGTGTTCCCCCTGACCGACATTCAGATCCGCGCGGCCGACGACGCCGAGCAGCGTCTGCATTTCACCGGGCGAGCGGTGGTGTACGACCAGCTCTCTGCCGACCTCGGCGGATGGCAGGAGGTCATCCGCCCCGGCGCGGCGACACGCACCCTCGCCGCAGAGCCCGACGTGCGGTTCCTCATCAACCACGACGCGAACCGCCTGCTCGCCCGCACCCGCGCGAGCACGCTGCGACTCAGCGAAGACGACGCAGGCGTGCTCGTTGACGCCGACATGGCGAACGTGAGCTACGCGCGGGATGCGGCCGTATCGCTCGAGCGTGGCGACATGACGCAGATGTCGTTCGGGTTCTGGGTCGTCTCAGGCGGCTGGGCCGGCGGCTCGCTCTACGAGGTGCGCGAATTCGACTTCGACGGCGGCGACGTCTCCGTCGTGACGTATCCCGCGTACCCGCAGACCTCCGCCGAGCTGCGCTCGCTCGCCGAGCGGCACGTCGCCGCCGAGGCGGGCTACCCTCTGCAGCGCGCGAAGGACCGCCTTCGACTGCTCGAGATGCAGCACTCCCTCTGATCCACCCCTCGTGCCCGTCCACACGGTGCGGGACACCACCCAACACACGAAAGGAGCGTGGGAATGCCCACCTCTGTTCAGCTCCGTCAGGAGCGTGCTCGCACCGTCGAGGCGATGCGAGCGATCACCGACGCCGCCGAGGCGGAGAACCGGAACCTCAACGCGGACGAGCGCACCAGCTACGACCGCGGAGAGTCCGAGTTCCGCGATCTCAGCGAGCGCATCGAACGCCAGGAGGCCGCCGAGCAGCGCGCCGCCGCCGACGCGCAGGAGATCCGCGGCACCGGAGCCGGCACCCCCGGCGGTGATGCCGCGGGCAACCCCGAGCGTCGCTCGGCGTTCCTCCGGTTCATCCGCGGCGCCTCGCTCGCTCCCGAGCAGCGCGCGCTCGTCGAGAACGCCGCGGGCGAGATCCTCGTCCCGGAAGACCTCGAGACCGAGATCATCCGCGAGGTTCCCCGCATCAGCGTCATGCGCCCGCTCGCCGGTCAGCGCAACGTCACCACGAACCGAGTGCGCCGCCGCTCGCTCGACGAGGTGTCCGTCGGCTGGGGCAAGCTCGAGACGAAGCAGCAGACGCTCACCGACTCGATGCCCGACACCCCCGACCAGGAGTGGACGTACATCGAGGATCTCTACGGTCTCGCCAAGATCGGTGAGGACGAGCTCGACGACTCCGACGTCAACCTCGAAGCGTTCGTGCGCGACAGCTTCGCGCGCGCTGCCGCGGACGCCGAGGACATCGCGTTCACCCTCGGCACCGGCCACACGCAGAACAAGCCCGTCGGCGTGTTCTCGACCGCCGGCGGCGTCCCCGTCGTCACGTCGGGCGCGACCGACTACTCGGGCAACTCGGGCGCCAACGCGCGGAACCAGATCCTCGACGACCTCAAGGGCCTGATCTACGCGGTGCCGGCGCAGTACCGCACCAACGGGTCGTTCCTGCTGCCGTCGACGACGGAGCTGTTCATCTCGACCCTGAAGGACGCGAACGGCCAGTACCTCTGGCAGTCGTCGGTGCAGGCGGGTCGCCCGAACACGTTCCTCGGCTACGCCCTGCACAACCAGGACAACATCGACGGCATCGCCGCCGGTAAGAGCCTGGCGGCGTTCGGCGACTTCGCCCGCGGCTACCGCGTGTACGACCGTCTCGGCATCACCGTGCAGCGTCTGAACGAGCTGTACGCCGAAGAGGGCATGGTCGGCTTCAAGTTCCGCAAGCGCGTCGGCGGCGACGTCGTGCGCCCGGAGGCCCTGCGCATCCTGAAGAGCAAGACCGCCTAACCAGGCACAACACGGCGACGGCTGGCACCTCACGCGGGTGTCGGCCGTCGCCCACGTCAGGAGGAACGATGCCGTCCGAAGAGCCCGACCTGCTGTTCAACCGCGCCGAGATCCAAGAGATCACGAACCGCGAGATGCGCGACGAGCAGGCGGACGCCCTCGCCGTCCTCGCGACAAGCGCCGTCCGCGACTACTGCGGGTGGCGGATCGCGAAGCGCAAGGTCGAAGTGCTGCACCTCACGCCCCGGCGCGGCAGCCGACTCCTGTTCCTTCCCACCCTCAAGCTGCACGACATCACGGCCGTCACGGTCGGCGGAGTGAACGTCGATCCCGACGATATCGACTGGGACCACACCGGGGTTCTCGAGGTTCGCGGCCGCTACGCGTGGCCTACTCGCCGCCGCAGCATCGCCGTCACCATCGACCACGGCCACCCCGCAACACCCGGCGGCATCGCGCAGGCCATCGCCGCATCCGTCGCGCGCGGCGCGCTCGTCCCCGCGGGCGGCATCGCCGCCGAGAGCGCAGTCGGGCAGTCGTACACCTACTCGCGCACATCGAGCGGGCTCGCCGCAGGTGCCATGTTCGTGCGCGACGAGCTCGAGCGGCTCGACCCGCACAGGCTCCCGGTCAGTCGATGAACCGTCTCGCCCCGCACTTCACGCCGCACACGGTGCGCGTCGCTGTGTTCAGAGCCGGCGGCGGTCTCGGCGGCGGCTACACGGCCGCCCGCGACGTCGCCTCGTTCGTCACCGATGAGACGCAGACGATCGTCGGCATTGACGGGAAAGACACCGTCTCGAGCGCCAACGTCTCGACCAACTTCGATGAGCTCGCCCCGCTCGGCTCCCGCGTCACCCTGTGGCCCGGCACCGACATCGAGCGCACGTCGACCGTCGTCAAGATCACCAGATTTCAGCATCCGACGCTGCCGTGGAGTCAGACCCTCTGGCTCAAGTAAGGAGGCCCCGTGGCGAAGTTCTACCCGTTGCAGACGCAGCTCGAGGCGTCCATCGCGAAGGGTCTGCGCAAGGCCGGTCGCAAGATGCTGAAGCGGATGCGAGAGCTCAGCCCCTCCGACTCTGGCGCCACCGACAAAACCGGGTTCGCGGCCGTCGACGATCTCACTCTGCAGGTCGGGTTCACCTCGCATGTCGCAGCGGTGCAGAACGAGAATCTCGACTATCGGCACGAGAACGGACAGGCAAAGTTCGCCGAGACGACTGTCGACGAGATCAACATCGGCCCGATCCTCGCCGAGCAGCACCAACAGGACAAGCTCCGTGGATGACGCGGCACTGACGATCTGGCTGTGCGAGCAGCTCGGCGAGATCGAGGGGTGGCAGTGGTGGCCCGAGCCCGAGCCATACCCGGCCGACATCGTCGGCGTGAACGTCGGCGCCATACCTGCCGACGTCGGTCGAACTGTCGGCGTCCGAATCTTCGGCGGCACCGACGACGAGGTCACCGGCACCAAAACGCGACGCGCGCAGGTTCGATTCCGCGGCGACCACGGCGACCCGCTCGGCGCGAACGCCCTCGCCGACGCAGCATTCACACGGTTTCGACGCCTCATGCGAGAGGGCGTCGTCAGCACCATCATCCGCACTTCGTTCGCCCCGTCCGGGGAGAGCGAGACCGGGCGCGAAGAGCGCACCGATAGCTATCTGATCATCTTCGACAATGAGGAGGCTCCGTCGTGAGCAACAAGATCCCGCTGCCCGCCGGAACGGTGCGCGGCAAGTCCTACGAGTACGGCGTCCGCGTGAACCTCGCGGGCCGCGGGGAGACCCCGCAGTTCATCGACATTCGTCGACTGTTCGGCTACGCGCCCGGGCACACCCCGACCAAGAGCAACGCCATGAGCTACGACGACCAGGGCTCGGCGAACAACGCCGTCGACGCATGGTCGCACTCGCACTCGTTCTCGACGTTCGTCAACCGGTCCCGCGCGACAGGGGAGTACCTCCCCGAGATCGAAGCGCTGCGTCAGCGGACGCTCCCGACCTCGATCGACGAGGACGCCGAGATCGAGATCCAGTTCTTCCACAAGCCCGCCAAGGGCGCCCCGAACCTGAAGGACGCCGGTCAGGGATTCGTGACGGTCACCTACCAGCGCGGGCAGACCGCGCCCGATGGTCAGACCGAGACCTGGAACTGGACGCTCGAAGGTGTCGGCGCCTACACGCCCATCGAGAACCCGTTCCAGGGATGGCCCGGCGAGGTGCCCCTGCTCATCTCCACCGACAAGACCGGCGTCGCGGCCGGCGGTCAGGTGCAGATCCGCGGGACGGGCTTCGTCGACCGCGACGGGAACGCCCTCGTCACCACGGCCGCGGGGGTGAAGATCGGTGGCGTCAACGCCACGAGCTACACCATCGTCAACGGCACCACGATCGTCGCGATCATGCCCGCCGGGGCCGCCGGTTCGGCGCCCATCCGCGTCACCAACTCCGTCGGCGCGTCGAACGACCTGCCCTACACCCGAGGCGCCTGACCGTGAGCGCGGTCGACTTCTCGGAGTGGGTCGCGCCCGACCTGAAGATGCCGCTGGGGGACCGGACCTACTCGGTCCCGGCCCCCAGCGTGCGGCGCGCCCGCAAGATCATCGCCGCCGCGGTGCGCGCCGAGGTGAACCTCGGCATCGTCAAAGGAGAGATCCCCGACGAGATCACCGAGATTCTCGACACCATCCGCGGTGTCGAGCGCCCCGGACTCGGCCCGGTGGCCCAGCAGATGACCGATGACGACGTCGCGATCGAGACCATCGACCGCATGGAGTATTACGCGGTCTTCTACTGGACGCGCGGCAAGGAGTATGCCGACGCTCTCGCGACGGTGCTCTGGGCTCCACGGGTGAGCGGCGAGGCGGGTGCGCCGGCCCCAAAAGCGTAGGCGCGCTCACCCCGCACGAGTGGGCGCGACTCTACGGCGTCGGCGAGATCATCGACTACGACGAGAACGACGTCCCCATCTACGAGGACTACCGCGTTCCCGTCGAAGCGCAGGATGCTCAGCTCGAGCAGGCGTCCCGCCCAACGTCGGATATCGACGGCTCCTGGCTCGCCCTCGTCACGCACTGGCGTCTCGTCGTCGCCGAGCTGATGGCGCGCGGCATCAACCTGCATCACGAGGCGGTGCTGTCCGGGCCGTGGCTCGGCGTGCGCGCCGCGATCTTCGACCTCCTCGACTCGCCGACACGGCTGCGTGAGGTCTTGAAACGGAGGTGACGCGATGGGGCTGCGTGCTGCAGAGCTCGAGGTGCTGTACACCGCGAACACAACAGGTGTCGCCAAGGGCGAGCAGACGGTCAAAGAGTCCGCGGCACGCATCGAGGGCAAGCCCATCGTGCAGAAGGTCGACGCCGACGCGAGCGAAGCTCTCGCCGGCATGGATCGCGTCGAGGCCGAAGCCAAGAAGCTTGTGTCGGAGCGGGCGATTTTGCAGATCGACGCGGACGTCACCCGCACCGACAAGGCCCTCGAGCGGGCGCGAGCGAAGGTCGAAGACCTCTCCATCCGCTCCGAGGCCGGGTTCGAGGTCTCCGCCGACGTCAAGCGCGCCGAGGCCAACCTCGCCCGACTCGAGCAGCAAGCCGAGCGGCTGAAGGGACTACGCGCGTCGGTCGAGGTCGACGCGTCCACCGTCAAGGCCGAGGCGGAGCTCGAGCAACTGGCGGACAAAGTCGAAGACGCCACCGGCGACGCCGGGGCCAAGGGCGGAGCATCCCTCGGCCGCACCCTCGACGGAGCAACCCGAGGCTTGGGACAGCGGGTCGGCGACGCGGTCGGCGCCGGTGTCGAGGAATCCCTCATCTCCGCGCTGACCGCGATCCCGGTCGCCGGCGGAATCATCCTCGCCGGTGTCGCGATCGGCAAGGCCGTGACGGGCGCCGTGCAGGACGGTCTTCAGCAGGAAGTCGGATTCGACCGTCTCGAGGCGCTCACCGGCATCAGCCCGGCCGCCGCGCTGCGCATCGGCCGCGCCGCCGGTGAGGCGTACGCGAACGTGTTCGGCGACTCCGTCGAAGCGAACATGGACACCGCCCGCCTCGCGATGCAGTTCCAGCTCCTCGACGGCAACGCCGCCAGCGCAGACGCGCGAGAGACGATCGAGGGTCTCGCCGGCATCGCCGACATCATGCGTGAAGAGGTGCAGCCCGTCGCGCAGACCACGGCGACGCTCCTCAGCACCGGCCTGGCAGGGTCCGCAAAACAGGCATTCGACCTCATCGCGGCCGGTGAACGACAGGGCCTCAACCGCGCCGGTGATCTGCTGGACACCCTGACCGAGTACCCCGCGCTCTTCGCCCGCCTCGGGCTCTCCGGGCCGCAGGCGCTCGGACTCATGAGCCAAGCCCTCTCGGGCGGCGCACGAAACGCCGACCTCGCCGCCGACGCTCTCAAAGAGTTCCAGATCCGCGCCACGGATGCCTCCGAGACCTCAGCCGAGGGATTCAAGCTCCTCGGACTCGACGCCGAGCAGATGACGGCCAAGATCGCGCGCGGTGGCCCGGAAGCCAGTGCCGGGCTCGGCGAGGTGCTCGAGAAGCTCCGTCAGATGGAAGACCCGGTGCAGCGCAACGCCGCCGCGGTCGCGCTCTTCGGAACGCAAGCCGAGGATCTCGGAGACGCCCTATTCCGCATGGATCTCTCCTCCGCCGTCGACCAAATCGGCCAGGTGGAAGGCGCCGCCCAGCGCATGTTCGACACCCTGTCGGACAACGACGCAACACGGATCGAGCAGGCCGGGCGAAACATCGAAGTCGCGATGGACGGCATCAAAGGCACCCTCGCGGCCGGCTTCGCCGAACCTCTCGCGGAGACAGCGCAGTTCATCGCGGCGAACCGTGGCCCGGTGACGCAGTTCTTCCTCGATCTCGTGAACGGTGCTTTCGACTGGGGCGAGTCGATGGTCAACTCGGCCGCCGACGGTTCGATCGCGTTCTCAGAGTTCGTCGCCGGGCCAGGCGCCGACATGATCGACATGCTCATCGGGCTGCAGAAGGCACTCAATCCGTTCGCCGACACGTCGGAGCTCGAAGGGCTCCGCGACGGCATGCGCCTGTTCGACGACACAACCCGCGCCACGGCCGACACTCTTCGGAGTCAGCTCATCGGCGGCATCGAGGAGGCGCGCGGGAAGGTCAACGAGTTCGGCGAGGGCGCCGTCGCGATGGGGTTTCTCAACGACGCCTCCCTGCGACTGGCGGACGCGCTCGATCAGGTCGGCGACGCCGGCGGCGGCGCGCGACTCGAACTGACCGGGGTCGACCTCGCGAACCTCTCCGCGTCGGACTCCGGGGCGAAGCTCGAGGAACAGGTTCGGGGCGCAGTCGGTGCGCTGCAGGAGCAGATCACCGCCGCGCACGACGCGGGAGAGACACAGGACCAGCTTCGCGAACGGTTCGGTGCAACGACGGGGGCGCTGTCTGAGCAGTTGCAGCAGATGGGCCTCACGAAAGAGCAGGCCGACCAGCTCATCCAGTCGTACGCGAGTTTCCCGCAGATGGTCTCGACCGCCGTCACCGCCAACACCTCGGCAGCCGAGAACGACCTCAACCGGTTGCTGACCACCTTCAACGGTGCGACCGTGCGGCTGAACGTCGCGACCGACTCTCTCGATCCGACCTCCATCCGCGCCGGGTATCGCGGCGGCATCGTCGACTTCATGGCAGCGGGCGGCATCCCGGACCTGACTCCTATGTCGTCGACCGCGGCCGTCGTCCCTCCGGGGACATGGCGCGTGGTCGGGGATCGGATGGACGTCCCGGAGGCTTTCGTGCCGATGGACAACTCGCCGCGCTCGATTGCGATCCAACGGGAGCTCAACGCTCGCCAGCCGGCCGGCGCGCCCGTCGGGGCGCAGGTGAATCTCGGCGGCATCACCGTCACCGGGGCCGTCGACGCCGAGACCCTCGCGCTAATCCAGCGTGCGGTCGAGGTGGCCTTGCGCGACGCGTTGCCGAGCACGACCTACTGACCAGAGAGGGCAATGCCGATGACGCGAGCACCTGACCCGGGGTTCACCGGCGGTATTCTCGACGTCGCCTATACCGGTCGCCGCCTGGACTACCGCACAGGTTGGTTCGTCACGGGGATCAGCGGTCTCACTGACGGTGCCTCCGTGGCGCCTCAGGAGCAGGAGCGAGACCGCGCGGAGGGACAGTACGACCTCCCGAACCGGCTGCGCGACCCGCGGATCATCACGATCAAGGGCATCGTCTACGCGGGCTCCGCGGTGGAGCTCGAGCGGATGCAGTGGCAGCAGGGCGCGCTCCTGGCGATGCCCGAATCGGCTGCAGAGCTGCACTGGAAGACGCGCACGGGAACGCGTCTGAGTGCTTACGTGCGCCGTGGGCGCGGCTGGGAGTTCACCCTCTCGCCGAGCCCACGGCGTGCCACGTTCCTTCATCGGTTCCGCGCCCCGTCGCAGCGTGTGTACGGCGACCAGGCAGAGCCTGTCGTCGGCGCGAACGTCGTCGTCGAGAACCGCGGCAGCGCACCAACCCCGTCGGTCATCACCGTCACGGGGGCGATGCCGAACGGATACAGCATCCGCGGCCCGTGGGGCCGCGTGTACGACGTCGCCGCCGGCATCAACGCCGGGAGCCGAGACGTCATCGACCTGAGCACCGGACTCCTCACCCGAGACGGTGCCCTCGCCGCCGGCGTCTACGGTCCCCGAATCGACGTCTGGGAGATCCCGCCCGGACGAACGCCGCTCGAGCTCGTGCCGGTCACCGGAACGGGCGAGATGTCGGTGTCGCTGAGGCCGGCCTACTTCTGAACGAACGGGGGAGCGCGTGCCGCAGATCCGCTACTCCTTCGTCGACTCCCTCACTGGCCGCCGAGAGCTCGTGGTCTACCCGAGCGACGGCTCCTGGCGGTCGAAAGTGAACGGGGTCGACGGCGCCCGGACGCACGAGTTCATGGTCCGGGATCGGATGATGCCGATCTCGCGCGACATGTGGGCACGCATCCTGCAGCCGTGGCGCATGCGATTCGTGGCCGAGTGGAACGGGCTGCCAAAGTACGCCGGGTGGGTGCTCGGTCACGACTGGGATGCGAAGACGGGACGCTTGCTCCTCGCCCACGCCGACTTCCGGTCCGTCGCCGCCCGCCGGGCTCTCTTCGGAGTGGGACCGCTCGATCTCCCCGACATCGTCATCGAAGGCCGATCCCTCCGGGGGCTGATGGGCGAGTACGCCTGGCGCGCCCTCGTCGACGGCGGTTACCGATGGGCACTTCGCCTCGTCGTGGACCCCGCCGACCGATTCGAACCCGGCGCGGAGAACGTGTCGATTCGTCGATCGCGTCTGGACACTCTCGAGAGCCTCATGCGCGACTTGCACTCGCGCGAGGGCGGCCCTGAGGCTCACTTCTTCCCGCGATGGTCACCCGTCGACGGGGGCCTCGAGGACGTGCTGCGCATCGGCACCCCGAAGCTGCAGGGCGACACCATCACCGTTCACGCCTCGGCCGAGCACAGCCCAGTAACCGGCTTCGGCTACAAGCTCGTCGGCGAGAATCAGCTCACCGGCGTATGGGGCACCGCGCAGGGGCGAGGACAAGACACGAAAGTCGGCCTCGCACTGAACACCGCCGGCAGCGACATCCCGTTCCTCGACAAGCCCTTCTCTATCAAGGCCACGCAGGAGCAAAGCGTCGCCGACTCGCAGGCGGGCGAACACCTGCGGCTCTTCCGTGAGCCCGTGAAGCAGTACCGACTTCAGATCGCCGACGCCGAGCTCAACGCGCGCACCGAGATCGGCACGAACATCGCGGCCTACTACATGGGCGATGAGCTCGAGCCGCCCGGCTGGATCAACGGTCGAGTAATCGCGCTGTCGCACGCGGTGCGCGACCAATCCCTGACCTTGGAGGTGCAGTAAGTGGGCCTCTACAACGTGAACGATTCTCCGCTCGAGTGGCTCATCGAGGCCGTGCAGGGCCTCATCCGCGAGAACCCGTTCGAGTCTGCGGCGATCACCGACGGGCGCGTCCGCTTCATTGGCGGCCTGCTGCTGCTGCAAGCAGGGGCACGCCTAACGGGTGAGGGCACGTTCGACTGGACCGGCCCCGGCTCGATCGCGGGCGACTGGGAGGTGCTCGACGGCGGAGTAATCCGCGTCGGCGCCGTCCTGATCAGCCCCGTCGGGGGCGGCCGCATCATGATCGGGCAAGGCCCCGTGGGGATCATCCTCGACGGCGGCACCGGAACGCTCACGATGGGGAACATCCGCATGGAGGGCGGCAAGATCTACGCCGGCACCGGAGCGAATCAGGTCGTCATCGACGGAGCGACGGGCAAGGTCACCCTGACCAGTGGGCTGGAAGTCGACGAGGGCGGATACATTCAGGTCGGTCCGACCCGCATCTCGGGGGCCGTCGAGGGACTCATCACCTCGCTGCTCGAGATCGCAGTCAAGACCCCGCTGTTCCGAATCGTGGGCGCGCTCCGCGTGACCCAGGCCGCGGTCTTCGATGGCAGCGTGAGCATGCCCGGCCTCATTCCGATCTCTCCCGAGGACGCGAGCCCCCACAAGCCAGGCGCGATCATTCGAGATTCGTCCAACCGACTGCGGATTGTGACGAACTAGTCGCAGATGGTTCCCCGCGCGGCCGTGATGATCACGCCGCTGTCGCTGTAGTAGCCCATACCGTTGGTTGGCTCACCGTCGATGAGGGACACCAAGAGCGTGTTGGTCCCGGACGCGATGGCTTCACACGCCTTCTTGCCAGCTTCGAGCAGTTGCGCGTCGGTGGCATTCGGGATCACGTTGTCGGGTCGCAGCTCCGAGCGAACCTCGGAAAGAAACGCTTCTTCCCCGCGCTCGTCCGTGGCAGAGGGGCTCTCGGCGGAGAGTGGTGCCGCCTCGGCCTCCGTGCTCGCGACGGGGGCCGGTTTCGCGGCGGGTGCGCTGGTGCATCCGGTCAGGAGCAGGAGGACGGTCGCCGCCGTCGCGGCGAGGGCAGTGCGCTTCATCGTTGGGTCTTCCTGTTGCGGGCGACGTACCGCTCGAGTGCGGGCGTCACGACGTCGTCGGCGAAGTTCTCGCCGTTCTGCTCGGCGATCGCCTTCGCAGTTTCCCAGACGCTGCCGACCCGGATCGACCGGACGGGCTTCGCTTCTCTTGCCATGCGCGCGAGCGTAATACGAAACGTAATACACCACAAGAGGAAAGGACGTGCCCGTATGGGTTACATCACCCCGGCCGACGTCGGAATCTCGGATGACCGCGCGGCGCACATTGCGCGCGGTAGCAAGGAACCCGGCACCGACTACAAGACCGCCTACGGCACCAATCTCCGCATTCCCGATGACTGCGAGGTAATCGGTGTCGACCATTCCAACGACGGCGCCGAGGGGCGTCGGCTGTTCCTCCTCATCCTCGCAAACGGCGAAACGATCGACTGGATTCACCTGTCGCGTATCGCAGTGCGGGTCGGTGACCGACTGACGCGCGGGCAGCTCGACGCGGCGTGGTCTGGCGCATCCGGCTTCGGCGATGACTGGTACTACGACCCTCACGTTCACGTCACCCGCCGCGCCCGCCGTGGCCTTCCCTATTCGCAGACCCTCGACTTCGAGGACGCGATCGGTGGCGAGGCGCCCGCCTCGGCCACTCCCGGCACGACCCCCAACCAGTCCGAGGAGGACGAGAACATGTCGATCAACCTTCGCCGCGAGTCCACCGGCGTCAGCTACACCCTGACGCCGGGGTACGGAATCACCGCGCACGTCAACGAGCACGGTGCCCGGCTGACGAACTACGGCAACACGGGACAGTGGTTCCCTGCGGGAGCCAGCCCCGCCCAGCGCGAGGCCGCCGGTGAGCGTCAGTTCAACGACGAGAACCTCGCGTGGTTCCTCAGCCTGCATGACCTTAAATGGGTCTCTGCCGACCTCAGCCGCCTCCCGTCGGGCGACGAGTACCGCTACTGCGAGAAGCTGCAGAAGATCCACGACGCCGCTGCCGGCATCGGCTGATGCGATCGCCCCGGCTGAACGGGGCGCGGGGGGCGGCGCTGCTGGTGGCCGGTGCTTACTGCGCTGCACGCGGCGTCGCCTACCTCCCCCTCGGAACGCGCCCTGACGCCCTCCCGCGCGGGCTCGAGCTCATCGCGAACCCGCCCGTCACGCTCGAAGCGTGGGCGGTGCTCTGGCTCATTGCCGGCGTGGTCTGCGTCGTGATGGCGTTTCGGCGGCAGGACGCCGTCGGCTGGGGCGCGCTGACCTTCATGATGACGGCGTGGGGCGCCGCGTACCTCTACGGGTGGATCGAGGCGCTCGTGCTCGGCATCGAGTCGCGGGAGTGGCTGACTGCAACGACCTACCTCGGCCCGGCCGCGATGATCGGCATCCTGTCGATCTGGCACACGCGGAGAAGTCGTGCCGCCTGAGGCGTGGGCGGCGCTGACGTCGTCCATGCCGACGATCGTCGTCGCCCTCATCGCCGGGGTGGCCGGCATTGCCGTAGCCATCCTCAACCGCGGCGGCGCTCGTGAGAACGCGCTCATCGACCAGCTCCAAGAGCAGGTCGAGACCGCGCTCAAGCGTGCCGCTGCCACGGACGCGCGCCTCGACGCAAGCCTGCGGCGCGAGCGCATCCGCGACGACTACATCCACACCCTCCGCGACCACATCGACCAGGGGAAGAAACCCCCGTCGCCGCCGTGGCCGGAAGGACTCACCAACTGACCCCGACACCTCGTCGGGGTCTTTTCGTTCCCGGAAGGAACTCCCGTGAAGATCTCGAACCTGACTAACCCGACCTGGTGGGCGGACGCTGGCAAGCGCGCCGCGTACACCGCGCTCGTCGTCGCCGTGCCCTACCTCGGCGCGTCGCTGCTCGCCGACATTCCGTGGGTGACGGTGCTGCTCACCGCGGCGCTCGCGTTCCTCGCGTCGATCGTCACCAGCCTCGCCGGACTCCCCGAAGTCGAGGGCGTGAACCTGCCCTGGTGGCTCGCCGCCGTCGAGCGTGTCGTGAAGACGTTCGCGCAGTCGCTCGCCGCCGGCTTCGTCGGTGCGACGCTCATCACCGACGTCGACTGGGCATTCGTCCTGCAGGCGGCCCTCATCGCCGCCCTCGGCTCGCTCGTGCGCCTCATCCTCGCCACCCTGCCCGCCGACCCCACCCGCGTCCCGATCGACGCTGGCACCGCCACCGCCGGCACCGTCGTCAACATCACGACACTCGCGACCCCCGCGGAGATCGCAGCCGCAGTCGACCCTCACAACCCGGCGAACTTCCGCGACCCGGGCGTTCACAACCAGCCCTGACCGGGCGCCGGTGAGAGCGGCGGCCCTCGTCTGGGGGCCGCCGCGTCACCCTCTTCACCCTGGCGTCATCCACACCATCACCCGTTCGCCGTCACCCCGGGGTGGCGGCTGAGAGGAGCCCGCGCGCATGGCGCTGGAAAAGGTCACATTCCGCCTCAGCGACTTCGGAGGGAGAGCTCGCCCGGAGCTGAATCTGCGCGTTCTGTTCATTCCGAGCGGCGCGGCCGTCGGAGGATCAACCCTGTTCTTCAGCGCTCCCGTCGTCGTCGACCAGTTCGATGCGAACGGCCAGGGCGAGGTCGAGCTCGAGTCGACCGACTCCCTGTGGCACATCACAGGTAACGACGTTTGGTACGACGTCCGCGTCGAGCGTTTCGCCGGCACCTACACGACCGCATTCGGCGGTCAGGCCATCGCCGACTACCGCCCCTGGGACTTCCCCGGGTGGGAGCTGCGCGTGCCCAAGGGCGGGGGAGATCTCTCCGCGCTCGTGCGCGCCCCCACCAACCCCGCGCAGGTGTTCGTCGGGCCGGGACGCAGCCCCGGGTCCAACGAGGACGAGCCGCTGCAGGTGCTCCTCCCGTCGACATACACCGGCTGGTATCGCACGAACACCCTGCCTATTCCGGGCATCAAGAGCTATTTCGAGTGGGGAGACTGACGTGGGCCGATGGATTGCCAAAGCTGAGATCGCGTTCGCGAACGACCTGATCACGGCGTCGCTTGCGCTCGACCCGGACAGTGGGACGCGCGCGGCGTTCCAATTGATCGCCGACTCGCTCATCTCCGGTGCTATCGCGGCTGACCCGACCCTTGCAGCAAATGTCACGCAGGCCGCTGTATCCGCCGTCGGCGCCGAGCTCGCGGGCAGAAGCATCCCCACCGGAGCCCGTCAGGTCACCCCACGAAACCAGAAGGCCGCAATCTGGGGAGCGGCCGGGCGCGTGCTCGCCGCCTTCCGTCGCAGCGACGGCATGCTCGACGACGACACCGCGCGGGCCTTCGGCCGCCGCATCGCCGAGGTCGGTTCCACCGGCATCACGCGACGCATCGGCTCATCCCGCCACCCGTGGTCGCATGTGTGGACCCAGGCGGGTCGCATCGTCCTCTACATCGACAAGCGCTCCGGGCAGCTCATGTACGGCGACGGCACCCCCGTCGCCAGCGCCGGTTCGACCGCGTTCACGTTCCGCGCTGACGGTGACTCAACGACGATGGGCGCAGATCTCGCGAACATGGTGGCTGAGCGGTGGACGACCCTGCTCGGACTGCTGCTCGGCATCACGATCGCCAACTACGGGATCTCCGGCAACCGCGCAGCGGACGCCGGCACCATGGCGGGCACCTACCTCGCCACCGCGAGTGTGAGCGGCGGCACCATCCCCGCGCAGGGTGGCACCGTCGCTCTGACCACGTCGACGAGCCCGTTCTACGGCACCCTCAACAACGTCCCCACCGGGATCACCGCGGACCTGTACCTCGACAACGGCACCCGCATCGGCGGCGGCATCGTCGGGACCAGCTCGACCGGCCTCACGTTCACGCGCGCGAGCGCCGGCGGCGCAGTCAACGCCGCGACCGTGAAGATGCAGGTCACCAACGGCAAGAGCGCCCGCGACGGCGTCCGCATCTTCTCGATCGGGATCAACGACGAGCCGGACATCGTCTTCGGCAACACCACGATCGAGCAGGTCAAGAACCGCTACCGCGAGTTCGTCACCGCCAATCGTGGCGAGCTGTGGACGTGGGGCCTGCTGAACCGTGGCCTCAACGAAGGAGCCGGGTCGAACTACTCCGGCTACCCGAACGCGAAGAACACCATCCTTGCCTACCTGGCCGAGATGGACACGTTCCTCACGTCCCTGTTCGGGGTCCGGTACATCCCGGTCGCCCGCTACCTCGGCTCGCAGCAGGCGCTCACCGACGCCGCCGCGATCCAGCCCGGGTTCACCCCCACGCAAGCCGACCTCGACACGGTCGCCGCCGGACTCGTCCCGCCGTCGTTCCGCTCGAGCGCCGGCAGCGTCCACCTCAACGCCCTCGGGCACATCCTGCAGGCGCGGTTCATGGCGACGTGGATGCGTCAGTACTCGATTCACTCCGAAAGGTTCGCCGCATGAGCACTCCCAACTGGAACGCCTTCGAGTCCTCCGTGGCGCTCGACAACCCCGCCAGCCGACCCCTCGTCCCGCCGCGCGCGACACCGCTCGCCTCCGACCTCTTCACCGCGACCGACGGGGCCGCGACCGACATCAACGGCCGGGAACCGGACAACGGGTTCGGCGGGGCGAGCGGACTCGCGTGGGCTCGGAACGTCGCTGCGTCGTATGCGATCGCGAACAACACGCTCGTGCGCGGGACGGACCTTACTTCGGCGCGCGCGACCCTGCCGATCGCCAACGGGGACGTCGAGGCGGGATACCTCATCACCGCCGTCCCACAGTCGGATGGGCACTCGCTCTTCCTCGACGTCCGACTCAACGTCGCCGCCGGCTCGAGCTCCACCCGCAACGCGTACCGGCTGCAGCTCACTCGCATCAACGGTTCCGTCCGGGTTCAGTTGCAGCGACGCGCGGGCGGCGGTGTCACCGTCACCGCGTCGTATCCGGTGAAGATCGGTGACCGCGTCGCGATCCGTGTCGTCGGCGGGACCGTGCTGCTTCTGATCAACAACTACGACATGGAGACCTTCATCGATTCGACGCCCCTCTCCGCCGGCGCGCACGTCGGCTTCGAGTCCGGCGCCAACGCGGTGTTCGGCGTCGACGAGTTCTACGTTGAGCAGATTCTCTAGACCGGACCGAGAGGAAAGAAAACATGCCTCTGATTAAGGTCACCGCGAAGGCTCTCGATCTCGCCACCTCTGCTGTGCCCATCCAAGCCACCGTGAAAGTACAGGCCTGGGATTCGAACGGGCCACTCGCCGACGTGCGCGGCGACAAGGTGGTCTTTGGCGTTCTGATCACCGTCGAACCGGAACCTGAGGCCGTGGAGATCTTTGTTCCGTTGGCACCGACCGACGGTAGCTTCTGCTACCGGTGGGAGGTGTCGATCTGGTCACGCACCTACAAGCTGGTGCGGTTCACATCGGTGCCCGATGTCGATCATGATGTGCCGTTCTCAGCGCTCCCGCGGGTCGACGAGAAGACGTTCCAGCCGACGCCTGATGTGCTCGCTGCATGGGAGACCGTCCGTACTGAAACCAACCTCGCTCGCGACACGTCGATCACGGCGGCGGGTGAGGCGGAGGGGCACGCGCGCGACGCTGCGGACTTCGCGGGCGCGGCCGCCGGGTCTGCGGGGTCCGCGGCTTCGTCGGCTGGTGATGCAGCGGGTAGCGCAAGTTCTGCCGCTGGCTCGGCGGGCGATGCCGCCGGGTTCGCCGCTGCGGCATCGGAGAGCGCTGGGCAAGCATCCGGGGCAGCGGGGCGCGCGGGCGACTTCGCGTCGGCTGCGGCGGAGAGCGAGCGGAAGGTAGGCCTGTCCGCCAGCGCCGCCGCAACCTCCGCAGGCACGGCCAACACGAAGGCCGGTGAAGCGGCGACCAGCGCGGGGCAAGCCGGGCAGGCGAAGACCGCTGCCGAGGCCGCTCGCGACCTCGCGCTCGCGGGGCAGTTCGCGGGCTCGGACCTCGGCGGATCGAACACGAGCCTCGACACGATGCTCACCCCCGGGGTGTTCTATCAGACCCGCGCCGCACAGGCGACGCTCGCGAACAAGTACCCCGCGGCAGGTCTCAAGGGAGTGCTCATCGTCACTCGTGCGACGGGTGCGTTCAGCGAGCAGCTCTTCATCGGAGAGGGCGGCTTCGGGTACTACATCCGCACGGGTACGAGCACCGCGTGGACGGCGTGGGCGTTCATCCCCACCCAGAAGGTGGATGTCACTGTCGGCCGCCGCATCTTCACCCGTGACGACTACAACAACCGAGACCAGATGATCTTCGGCGACACCGGACGCCGGCAGTTCGTGACCGCGGACATGCTCAACGGCGTCACCGGGAGTTGGGCTGTCCGGCGCAACGGGTACACAGTCACCATTGAGGGGACCCCCGCACCGCAGACGGACATCCCGGCAGGATCGGCCGTGGCCTTCGGAGTGGTGCCTGCCGGGTTCCGGCCGACCATGGTGAACATGCGCCAGCCGTTCCGCACCAGTTCGAGCACCGTAATGCAGGGCATCATGATCGCGAGCTCCACGTTCGAGATCTCGCTCTACGCGTTCCAGAACTACACGGTCAATCAAGGCCCGACGCCGTTCAGCCTGACCTTCCAGACCGTGGACACCTGGCCCGCGTCGCCGCTTCCCGGCGCCGCGCTCGGCGTCATCCCCGTCAACTGAGAGCAGGACCGCAATGGATCTCACCACCCTCACTGACGAGCAGCTCACGGATCACCTGAATGCGGTCCTCGCGGAGCAGGAGCGGCGGCAACGTCTCGCGGCGGTGCCGGAGCAGATAGTGGAGATGGCCGCCCGCTACGTCGCCGACGGCGGCGACCGTGGCGACCTGATCGAAGCCGTCACCGGACCACCCACTGCCGACACGACAGAATGACCCACGCCCCAGGCTTCCCTTCTCGAGAAGTGACGCCGGGCGTTTTGTAGTTGCTACTTGGACAGTTTTGCCACGGCGCTCAACAGCGCGTCGAGAGGTACTGAAGTGACATCGGGAGCTGAGGTGGTTCCCTTGGGCTGAGGCGGCTCACCCAGCACACGCTGAGCGAAAGCCGCATACACCGTTTCGCGCGCGGGCCCGCTTAGCTCCGAGATGAAGGCGAGGAAGCTGCTCAATTGGACGGCCACGCCAGCCGCCCATTCAGCTTGGCGGCGGTGCTGTCCTGCCTGCCGAGCTAGATAGGCGGCAAGTGCGCCGAGGCCAACCACAATTGTCGCGCGGCTGGCAATCGCGAGCGCCGGATCGAGGTCGCCCAGTCGCTTCGGAAAGAAGTAGTAGTCGACGCCGATTCCGACAACGGCGGCCAGCAGCACGACGGTGAAGAATCGGAACCAGTTGGCGGCGCGTCGCTCCCTCTCCTCAAACGCGACGAACCCCGCCTCCTGAGCTCCAGTGCCGACTTCTGCCGCTGCGGCGTCGGCACGAGCGACCGACTTCTCTGCACGTTCGGCCGCATCTCGCGCTCGAAGATCGGCTGCCTGCGAGGTTTTTGCGTAATCTTCCGCGCGAGCGATGAGTGTCTCGAGTTCGGATCGCTGCTGCTGAAGCTCGGCGTTGAGCGCTTCGTTGCGCATGAGGTTGGGGACGGGCGGGTCGAATGCGCGGGACCACTCGATCCAGCGCATGTCATCGGGCCGCCAGGCAGCAGATGTTCGATACGAGGCATCGAGTGAGGCAATGGTCTGGCTTGCCCATAGCGAAACTAGGTGACGAGTGGTTGCGCTGTGCTCGGGGTCGCGCGAATATGCGGCGTCTCGTGCCACGGTGACGTGAGCGTCGAGACCACGAAGCAACTGATCGGTGATGAGAGTTCGGGATTCGGGCCTCTCAGCGAGATAGCTGAGAGCGTCGATGACGTTGTGCAGCGCCTTGAGTGCATGGTCGTTGTGAGCGTCTTCCAGGGCTGCACTCACGCGAGAATCTGCGGCTTTCAGAGCCTCGCGCTGGTCAGAAGCTTGGTCGTCCACAGCCGGAGCCTATCCGGGGAAGCCGAGGTGATGCACGCAGCGCAGGGATCAGACCCACCGGACACAACCGGACCGGGAGAGCGGCCAGCTCACACCCTGAACGGTGAACGCCCCCGGCGTCACTCCTAGAGAGGCGACGCCGGGGGTCTTCGTCGTTGCGGTCAACGCCATGGATCGCGTAGACACAGCGCGGGAGCCTGGGCCACGATGGTGCGATGACAGAAGATTCCGAAGGTGCCCCGTCGTTGAGCGCGTCCCACGTTGATCAATTGGCGAAGCTCTCCGCCGATGAGATGAACGCCGTGCTGACGCGTCTCCTCATCGACGCGGTTGATCAGATCACGGATGAGGCTGGCTCCTTCCGCCAAGAGGAGTCGACCGTGTACCTCTGGGACCGGGCACGAGAGGCGCTCGAGGTGCCGTTCGCGACGGCAGAAAATGTCGTGGCTGGCCTGGCTCGAATGAGCGGGGCGATCCTCGTTGAACTGTGCAAGGTCTCGGGCATCGATCCGAAGACCTTCGTGGTCGGCTATGCCGAGGAAGTCGAGAGGCTCACACGCGAGCAGGGTTGAAGGCGACCGGTCTCTTGTTCATGGACTGACGTCGTCAACGGCGCCCGCCCACACCCAGCAACGGTGCTCGACCACATCGACATGGAAGACGATGCCGACGGCATCCGGTGTCCACCGCGCGGCGACGGCGTCGACACGAACAGGGGTGTCCCCGAACCGCACCCACGCCTTGACCTTACGGCGCGGCCGCGGATCGATCGTCAGCGGCACCTCGTGGAGTCGCAGTTCGGCGGCGGTGAGCGACTGCAGTGGCCCGCCGCGGGACACGGTGAGGAGAACCTTGTCGTCCATGCGGCGGTCGATCGCGTCGGCGTAGCGTCTGTTCGTTCCCACGGGTGTCCGGGTGTCCTTTCCCCGGCCGAGAGGTGATCAGGCTACGTCATCCAACCGACACCCACGCGCTATCGGCTCGAGGCGACAGCCCACACGACGAACCAGACAACCGTCACCGCGCCTAGCCTGCGCCGATGAGCGCATACGTGCGCCCTTCCTCACCCCGCCTGCCCGCGAAGCCGCCGACGATGAGCGCCGCGATTGCCAACGCCAGCCCCACGAACTTGAACACCCCGAAGAGTGCGATGACTATCAGGAGGCCGACCGTGCCGAGTACGAGGGCGGTGATCGCGGGACTGCTGACAGGTGCAGGTGTGGTGTTCAT